TTATTCCATTCTACTGGAAAGGCGACATTGTTGGATACAGTGGCAGATTGTTTGAGAGCACTGGTAAAGTAAAATACGTAACAGAAGTACAACCTGGATATGTTTTTAATATGGATGCCCAAGATTGGACCAGAAAATTTGTATTGGTGACCGAAGGACCTTTCGATGCTATAACCGTTTCGGGTGTGAGTATACTTGGCTCTGAGATAAATGATATACAGCGTGAATTAATTGAAGGACTCAATAAAAAAATAATAGTTGTTCCTGACAGAGATCAGCCAGGAGAAAAATTAATTAATCAAGCAATTGAATTTGGTTGGAGTGTAGCGTTTCCAGAATGGCACGAGTCCGTGGAAGATACTGCTGATGCAGTGTTGAAATATGGAAGACTGTTTACTATGAAAACAATTTTACAGAGCACTGAATCAAATAAACTAAAAATAGATTTAAAAAGAAAGATGTATGGATAATGATACTAGACGTCTCGGCAACATCAAACATTGAAAGCACAGTAAATTTAATCTGTAATGAGAAACAAATATGGGGATCTCATGGCACTGTTTTTTCAACAACTATCGAAATAGACAACGCCGCAAAGAATGTTTTAGACATACAATGGCAGTGTGATAAATTAGAAGATGTATATTTAAAGATAGATCATATACTGCTGAATGAACAAAAACTTGACATAAACAAATCAATGTATCTTCCTACAACGGCGCCAGAAGGATACAATCAATACATTAGTCAGCACTGTGGCAAGATAGTTTGGCCTGGTATTGTAAGATTTTATTTTCAGGTCATAAAACAAAATGACTATGTTAAACGTAAACAAAACGAAACCACTATGATTAGAAAGTACAACACTGTATATGATTAAAGTGTATGATGAATTTACTCAGCTGAAAGAAGTTATTCTGGGTAATATAAACAAAGAATTAGTAAAATATGTTCCTAAGGACGAACAATCCTTGATACTTGATATCTTTGACCAAACAATTGAAGATCTCGATGCAATTCAAAAAATATATCAAGATAATGGTATCATTGTCCATAGACCAAAACTATCATCCGACTATTCAAACATTATTTTTACACCAAATTCAACCACTAAAGGTGTGAGAAATCCACTTAGTCCGAGAGATGCTTTCATTGTAATTGGCAACACATTATTAGAAACAGCTGGATACAGGGCAGACATGATGTTCGAACACTTATTTTATAAAAATATTTTTCTGGAACAATACAAAAATAATCCTTGTAAATGGATTAAAATGCCAACACCTTCATATGATAAAAATTGTGTAGACGAATTAGGTGTGTCAAATGCGGAGCCAATAATTGATGCCGCACAAATAATGCGATTGGGTGATTGTTTAATTGTATCCAACACTGGCGCTGTTAATGAGCAGGGTATAGATTGGATGCGAAGACACTTCCCTGACTACAAAATTGTAGAAGCAGATCTAAAAGGACACATAGATGCACAAATAAAAATAATAAGACCTGGACTAATGATTACTCCATATACAAAGTCAGATTTGCCTAAATGTTTACAAAACTATGATATTATAAAATGTAATGATAACAATAATGATTTGATAACAAACGGAATGATGTTTAGGGATGACGATGTTGAGAATACTTTTCCTAGTTGTGCTATAACATCACTAAATGAAAATTGTGTGTTTGTGTATGAACACTACAAAGAAGTATACAAGGAGTTCATCAAACAGTTAGAAAAACATAATGTAGAAGTTATTTTTGTTCCGCTAAGGCATCAGCATTGGTTCAATCAAGGTATTACTTGTTTGACCATGGAATTACACAGAGCAGGAGATAAAGAAAAATACGTATGATTAACTTACATTTCCAAATACACCAAAGGCAAGATTCGGTTGAAGAGTATGCTGGTGGTGTGTTAAAATACTATCTAAGTAGGAAGAGAACTAATAATGACTGAATTTACACAAGGCATACAAGGTGCACTTAAAAGGCTGATATCTGGTTCTAGCGTAACACTTGCATTGATATACACCATAGGACATATCATAATCGCAATGACTGTGGTCACTGTGATGACAGGTGCAAGTCTTTGGGAAGCAGGAGCAGTTGCATTGATCGAGCCTAGTATAAATGGATTATGGTTTTATGTATTACATTCGATTTGGAAGAAGACTAAAGGATTATAATGGCTGAATACACTTTTGATGTACAGAAACTTTATATGGAAATGATGTTGGCAGATGCAGAGTCATTTGCGAGGGCACAAAATATTTTCAATCCAAATAGTTTTGATAGAAAACTACAACCTATTGCAAAATTTATCAAAGAATATATGGAAGAATATAAAGTTATGCCCGATGTTGATCAAGTCAATGCCAAACATGACATAAAATTAAAATCCGCAAAAGACTTAGACCCAAGCCATTTTAATTGGCTATTAGATGAATTTGAAACATTTTCTAGACACAAAGCACTTGAACAAGCAATACTACAATCAGCTGACTTACTCGAGAAAGGTGACTATGCTCCTGTGGAGGACATGGTTAAAAAAGCTGTAAGTATTGGCTTGACTAAAGATCTAGGTACAGACTACTTTGCAGACCCTAAAGGTAGATTAGAGAAACTTAAAAACTCTAATGGACAAGTCAGCACGGGTTGGCCAAATCTCGATAAGAAACTGTTCGGTGGATTTAACCGAGGAGAACTAAACATTTTTGCAGGTGGATCAGGCGCAGGTAAAAGTTTGTTCTTACAGAATCTTGCAGTAAATTGGTCAACTGCTGGCTTGAACACTGCATACATCTCTTTTGAGTTAAGTGAAGAACTAACTGCTATGAGACTAGATGCAATGATGACAAACATTCCAACAAAAAAAGTGTTTCCGGAAATTGATAACGTAGAAATGAAAGTTAAGATGTTGAAAAAGAAATCAGGTGAACTTTTTATAAAATATCTTCCGAGCGGAAGCACAATATTAGATATCAGAACATACATCAAGGAACTTGAACTAAAGACTAAGAAAAAGATTGACTGTATCTTAATTGATTATCTTGACTTGATGATGCCAAAAAGCAAACGTGTATCTCCTAGTGATCTGTTTATCAAAGACAAATATGTATCGGAAGAGCTTCGTAACTTCGCTGTAGAGTCTCAGATGTTACTGGCCACTGCTTCACAGCTGAACAGAGCGAGTGTTGAAGAGATTGAGTTTGATCATTCTCACATAGCAGGTGGTTTGTCAAAGATACAGACAGCAGACAATGTGATTGGTATATTCACTTCGAGGGCAATGAAAGAGAGGGGTAGGTATCAAATTCAATTTATGAAAACTAGAAGTAGTTCCGGAGTTGGACAAAAAGTTGACTTAGAATTTGACGTGGACAGTCTAAGGATCCGTGACTTGGCAGATGATCCTGAATACAAACAGTTTGACAAACAGAGAAGCACAATATATGATTCTCTGAAACAAAAATCAAAAGTAAGCACAGACAAGACAGATGCACAACCTAAAGTACCGGATCCAACCAAGGGTGATGAGATTGGAAAGGTAAAAGCCACTGTTGAGGGAGGAAAACTGAGACAACTACTCAACGAACTACACTCGGACGAAGAAGTATGATATGGAAAGTCCTGATCTTGTAACGAAGTGTAGACTATATGAACAACGTTTTCCAATGGTACCGGCTGAATGGAAACGTTACAAACAATACGCAACGCCAAACGCATTTAGGAAAAATATCAAAAATTTTTGGAGCTTTGGGGTATCAAAAGAAATAAGATTCGAAAGCGGGGTCCGCAAGGACAATCCCGAGTGTAAAATATACACGTGGGATCCGACTCCTATTAGTCTAGATACTGTTAATAAATCATCAGCAAGGGTAATACACACTCATAAGGCATATGATCTGTCCGAGAACAAAATGAAATTTTACACAACGGATCCAAGTAAAAGATGTTATAGTTTGGAAAACACAGATCCGGACAACGTGGTTGATGTTTTAGAAGTGGAGACCGAAAATTTAAAAAGTATATCAAACAGACTAGGCAAACAAGTAGATCTAATAAAGTTAGATATTGAAGGCAGATGGTATGAATTGTGCAACGAGATATTGGACTTAAATCTCCCGGTAAAAATGGTACACGTGGAGTGTGAAATGTATTTTGGACCTGCAGAGCAAGAATTTGAAAAATTAGATGAACTAATCGATAGATACAAAAAACACAACTTCAAGGTATGGACTAACAGGATATTAGGAGGCACAAATATAGAATTGTGTTTTGATAGACATGAATAAATTATGCCTGCTACAAAATTTAAAAACTGTTAGTTCAGATCCATGGCCACATCTTATCATCGAAAATGCCTTACCACAAGCTATCCATGATGAACTACGTGATACCTTGCCAAATGATAGATTAGAACAACAAGAGGCAAAGGATAAACACGGAAAACTGACATGGTTAATTTATGAAATGTATCAGGAAAAATTTCCAGTTAGTAATCTATGGAAGGACTTTATACTGTATCACTCCAGTAAAGAATTTGTCGACAAGGTGTTAAACGCTTTTGATGAATGGACAGAAAAATTGCCACTGCCGAGAGATCAAATGAAATTGATAGATAGAACTTTGCCTGAAGATAAAATCGGCAACTACTACACAGAATTCAGTTTTGTAAAACATCCTCCTGTAAATAATCTATCAAATAGGACACCCCACACAGACAATGAAAAAGAAATATACGCGGGTCTCCTTTATCTAAAACATCCATTGGATGAGAGCACGGGCGGTGATTTTGCAATACATCGGCCGGGTAGCCTTAAGATGTCAAGTAAAAGAGAATATGCCAAACCAGGACCAATTGTAAAAAAATGTCAATACAAATCAAATAATTTTGTAATGTTCTGGAATGGTGTCGATACCCAGCACAGTGTAACTCCTAGGCAAAACGCATCACATCCTCGTTGGAGCATCAACATGATTGGAAGATGGACCGGACATAGAAACTGGAGAATACCAAACTAATCAATTTTTTATTCACAAATAATATACGCAGATAAATAAAACTGCTCAAGGCAATAACAGGCAAACATAGGCAATGAAAAAAGATAAAGAACTAAACGACATAACAAGGCTGTACGATAGATTCATTAGGCAGTGTCCAGGCACAGAAGAATACACGCAAAGGCTCGCCGAAGAAACTCAAATCATCCTTAAACTACGTTTCGTAGATTACTTCATTCAAATATGTGACATACTTGCAATAACCAGAGACATACCACATATGACTCGCGGCAGTGCAGGATCATCACTTGTCTGCTATCTACTTGGCATAACAGATGTAGATCCTGTGGAGTGGAGAATACCGGTGGCAAGATTTCTCAACCCACACAGAGACGACCTACCTGATGTCGATATTGACTTCCCCCATTATCGTCAGGAAGAAGTCATGCAGAGAATATTTGATCGTTGGCCCGGACGAAGTGCTAGGATATCTAATTACGTGCTCTATCAAGATAAATCAGCACGTCGTGAAGCGGCTAAACGACTAGGCGCCAAGGGTAATCTCCCTCGCAGGTTTACATACGAATCGTTAGGTGTTGATCCTAACGAAGCAAGACGCATAGAAAATAAATTGAAAGGCAAAAAAAGATGCATATCAAAACACTGTGGAGGAATATTAATGTTTCAAAGGCAACTGCCAAAAAGTCTGTTTACAGCAGAAAATCAAATACTACTAGACAAAAACGAAGTAGAAGACCTCGAACATCTAAAGGTGGATGTTTTAGCCAATCGTGGTTTATCACAACTCATAGAGATAGATCCAACCATGAGACTAACAGACTATCCAGAAGAGGACTCCGCTACCTCGGAACTGTTGTGCAGAGGAGATGTGTTGGGAGTGACACAGGCAGAGAGTCCTGCCATGAGAAGACTGTTCAGAGCTATACAACCAAAAAGCAGACGTGATTGTGTTTTTGGCACAGCACTAATAAGACCCGTTGCAATATCCGGACGTAGAAAGGCAACCATGTTCCACGATTGGTCACAAGAAAGGATGAGTGACACTATTGTTTATGAAGATGATGCCATAGATAGAATATCAGAAGTTCTTAACATAGACAAGTACGAAGCAGATATGTATAGAAGAGCGTTTGCCAAAAAGAATGAAGAGAAGTGCATGGAATTCATCTCGAGATTGGGTAATCATCAACGAAAGGATGAAATAATAACAATGCTACAGTCATTGTCTGGTTTCGGATTGT